TTCCCGAGGACACCTACGGCAGTTTCGTGGTGCTCGTGAACGCGGGTGACATCTACTTCGCCGACGAGGGCGAGGTGTCCGTCGACATGTCGCAGGAGGCCTCCCTGCAGATGCTCGACAACCCGACCAACGCGGCGGATTCTCCCCCGGTTCCGACGACTGTCGTCAGCCTCTGGCAGACGAATTCAGTCGGCTTCCGCGCGGAGCGCACGATCAACTGGGCGCGGCGCCGCACTGAGGGCGTGGCCGTGCTCGACGGAGTCCATTGGGGTGAGCCTGGTTCGCCCTAATGGCTGACCTGATCGCTACCAAGCGAGTAACCTACGCCGGGCGGGTCTACCGTCCCGGCGTAGCCTTCAACGCGAGCCCGGCGCACGCACGCCTACTTGTGGCGCACGGCGTGGCCGGGTTCGCGCCTGAGCGCACCCAACACGTAACGTCGAGCTACGCGTTACAGACGCGCGATCCATCCATCGACGTGCTGCGCGCCGCCTATCGAGCGAAGGCCGGCAAGGCGCCTGACAGCCGTTGGCGCGAGAAGCGTCTAGCCAAAGAGATCGCATCGCTATGAAGATTCTGGGGTGGACGCTGCGGCTCCCTTTCACGCGCGAGAAGGCGGCGCCTTCCGGGCTCAACAGCGTTCTGGCAAACCGCGGCGGCTGGCTTCCCATCATCCGGGAGAGCTTCACCGGCGCGTTTCAGACCAACGTCACCCTCGACCGCAACCTGATACTGACGCACCCGGCGGTGTTCGCGTGCATGACGCTGATCGCCAGCGATATCGCCAAGATGCGCTTGCGGCTGGTGCAGCGCGACACTGACGGGATCTGGAGCGAGGTCGACAACCCCGCCTATTCCCCGGTGCTGCGCAAGCCCAACAGTTTCCAGACGCGAATTCAGTTCTGGGAACATTGGATGCTGTCCAAGCTGTCGAACGGCAACGCATACGTGCTGAAGGGACGCGACGCGCGCGGCGTCGTGACCAGCCTTCGCGTGCTCGATCCGACGCGCGTTCAGCCGCTCGTGACGGAGGACGGCGAGGTCTATTACCAGCTGTCGAGCGACAACATTTCCGGTCTGCGCACTCAGGTCACGGTGCCCGCGACGGAGATCATTCACGATCGGATGAATTGTCTGTTTCATCCTCTGGTCGGCCTGTCGCCGATCATGGCCGCGGCGCTGGCCGCAACTCAGGGAATGAACATCCAACGCGACGCGACGATGTTCTTCGGCAACCGCTCCATGCCCGGCGGCGTGCTCACGGCACCCGGCAAGATCAGCGACGAAACGGCCGCGCGCCTCAAGGCCTCGTGGGAGGAGAAATTCAGCGGTGACAACGTCGGCAAGGTCGCCGTGCTGGGTGATGGCCTGACGTTCGTGGCGCTTCGCGTCACCGCGGCCGATGCTCAGGTTGTCGAACAGCTGAAGTGGACTTCGGAAGTGGTTTGCTCCGTCTTCCATGTCCCTCTGTACAAGATCGGCATCGGACCCATGCCGGCCTACAACAACGTGCAGGCGCTCAACACGGAGTATTACAGCCAGGCTCTGCAGATGCTGATCGAGAGCGCAGAGCTTGCCATGGACGAAGGCCTGAAGACCGGCGAAGGCCTGGGGACGGAGTTCGATATCTGCGACCTTCTCCGCATGGATGAGATGACGCAGATCAACGTTGCCAAGGAAGGCGTCGGCGCTGGCATCATGAAGCCGAACGAAGCCCGCCGGCGGCTGAACCTGAAGCCCGTCGAGGGCGGCGACACACCATACTTGCAACAACAAAACTACTCGCTGGCCGCGCTGAACAAGCGCGACACGCGCGACGATCCATTCGGCAGCCCCGCTCCGGCGGTGCCGCCCCCAACGCCACTACAGGCTGACGATGAAGACCCGGAAGACGAGGCGGAAGACGAGGTCACTCGCGGCATCCTCGCAGGGTACTACAGCACCCCGCGGCTACTACCTGCACCGGAGCATCAATGAAACCCGACCTGTCCGTGATCGGCGCTCAGATCGCCGCAGACGTTCGCCGTCAGATCGCTGATGCCACGGCTCCGCTGCTGGCGCGCATCGTCATGCTGGAGGCGCGCAAGCCTGAGAAGGGCGACCCTGGTCGCGACGGTCGCGACGGCAAAGACGGGCGCGACGGCATGAACGGGAAGGACGGCGCGGCCGGCATCACGGCCGACGATATCGAGCTAGTGCAGGACGGGCACCGCGGCGTCGTGGTGAAGGCGCGGGCAACCGGGCGCGTCCTGGGAACCCTGAGGTTCCCCATCCCGGCTTACGTCGGCGTGTTCAAGGAAGGCACCACGTATCGGCCGGGCGACATGGTCACGCATGGCGGCTCGCTCTGGCACTGCAACGACGAAACCACGATGAAGCCGGGCGACGGGCCATACACGCTCTGTGTCAAGCGCGGCCGTGATGGGCGCGACGCTCCGAAGGATGGCGCCTGATGTTCGTCACGCTCACACAAGCAAAGCAGCATCTCCGCATCGACGACACGGACAGCGACACCGATCTGACGCTGAAGATCGCCCAAGCGGAAGCCATTATCACCGACTATCTGAAGGTCGACGAAGCCTTGCTTGCCGGCTCGCCTCCAGCCTGGACGGCGGGCTCGCCGTTGCTCTGGTCTGACCGGGACCTTGCCGTCATTCAGGCGTCGGTGCTGCTGGTGCTGTCGGCTCTATACGACGACGAAATGAACAGGACGCTTGGCGACTACATGGCGACCGGCGGCGTGATCGACCTGTTGCTCGCTCGCCTGAGGGACCCTGCACTGGCATGAGGTGCACGAAGCCGGACCCGACGCGGTGGGCCGGCCGCACCGTAGTGGTGGCGGCGCCCGGACCCTCGCTCACCTCTGAGGTGGCGGAGGCCTGCAAGGGCTTCCCGACCATCGTGGTCAACAACGCCTGGCAGCTTCTGCCTTGGGCAGATGTCCTATTCGCCTGCGACACGGCATGGTGGCACTTTCACCGCGGCGTGCCGGCATTTCAGGGCGAGAAATGGTCATCGCACGGCACGAGCAATGACAAACAGGACGCCGGCTTGGCCTACGGTCTTAAGTGCATCGCCGGCGCTCACGGTGCCGAGTTCTCGACTAAGCCGGGCCTGATCAACTACGGCAGCAACAGCGGGTTTCAGGCGGTGAACCTGGCTATCCAGTTCGGTGCGACGCGCATCGTGCTGGTGGGCTTCAATATGCAGCCCGTCGGCGGTCTGACGCACTTCCATGGCGATCACCCCAAGGGCCTCAGGAACGCGGACCCGCGTCGGTTCCTGACCTACTTCAACCAAGCGGCAAAGAAGCTGCCGCCGGGCGTGACGATCATCAACGCCACGCCGGATAGCGCGCTGAATTGCTTCCCCAAGATGGACCTTGCGGACGCTCTGACCGGAAAGGCTGCTGCATGATCACTGAGGAAGCGCGCGCTGCCGAGCATGCCAAGTATGTGGACGTGTACGCCAAGCAGCCGGCGTACAGGATGAAGGTGCAGCGGCGCGCCGATGCCGTCAACGACCTGAAGCGGCTCCGCACGCGCGGCGCCTACCTCGACGTGAGCTGCGGTCGAGGCGACATGCTGACCGAGGCGATCAAGATCGGGTTCAGCCCGGTGCACGGCACGGAGATTGTGCCGCAGCTGATCGACGGCCAGCGCGTCGTGCGGGCTGAGGTGCACGCGCTGCCATTCTCTGACAAGAGCTTCGACGTGGTCACGATGTTTGACGTGATCGAGCATTTGATACCGGGCGACGACGAAGCGGCTTGCACGGAGATGGCGCGCGTCGCCCGCAAGCACATCATCCTGACGGCCAACAATCGCCCGTCATTCAGCAAGGCCGGCGCTGACCTTCACATCAACAAGCGACCATATCCCGAGTGGGATCGGCTGTTCACCAAGTGGTTCGCGCCCGGCGCTGTGACCTGGATCAAAGGCCATCGCCACTATGTCAGCGAGGCCTGGAGGATCGATCTTTGAAAGTAATCGTCCACATCAACAACGCCGCGCACCAGCAACAGCATGGCGCCTGGGTCATGGAAGGGTTTCGCCGGCACGGCCTCGACGTGCGCGCCGCGGCTTGGAACGCTCCGGCATCGGGCGACCTTTTCGTGATCTGGGGTTGGAAACAGCGCCGCGTGATCGATGCAGCCAAGAGGTGCGGAACGCCTATCCTGGTCATGGAGCGGGCGCATCTGCCGCCGCGCATGGAATGGACGAGCTGCGGTCTGAGCGGCCTGGGCAACCGCGCCACCTACGCCAAGATCGACGACGGCGGCGCGCGCTGGCGCGAGCACTTCGGACACCTTGAGCGGCCTTGGACTGACCGACCCGCCGGCTACACGCTGATCTGCGGTCAGGTCGCCGGCGACGCTGCGATCTGGGGATGCGACTTCAGGAAATGGGCTCAGGCTGCATCTGACGCCGCTGCAGGGCAGGGCCGTGACGTGGTCTATCGCCCGCACCCGTTCGCCTTCAAGCACCAGAACGACCGCTGGCACCCCAAGGGCTCGCGCTTCTCCGTGGCGCCGCTGGTCGAGGATCTGGCCGGCGCCTGTCAGGTTGTCACCTACAACAGCACGGCCGGCGTCGAGACGGTGCTTGCCGGCGTGCCGACGGTTGTCACCGATCAAGGCGGCATGGCTTGGCCTATGGCGACGCACGAGGTCGAGGCGCCGCTGATCAGACCGGACCGCACAGCATGGACGCATGGGCTCGCCTGGACTGGCTTCAAGCCGCACGAGATTGAGTCCGGCTTCATGTGGGATCACCTCAAGGGATCGATGCCGTGCGCTATGGCCGCCTAAATCGCAAGATCACCATTCAGCGCAAGACGAGCACGCTTGCCGACGACGGCAGCGAGGCCGAGACATGGGCTGACCTTGCCGCCAACCGCTGGGCATCGGTGAACCCTGTCAGCGGCGACGAACGTTTCTCCGTGCCGGAGATCGCTGCCAACCAACAGACCGAGTTCCTGGTGCGCTGGTCGAGCACCGTCGAGGGTCTGACACCCAAGGATAGGATCATCTATCCGCCGACTCCGGTCACGTCGCCCGAGACACCGACCCCAGACACGGCGATCTATGACATTGCCGCCGTGCACGAGGTAGGCCGGCGCCAGGCGCTGCGCATCATCGCCACGAGGCGGACAGACACATGACGGCAGACCTGAGGCCAGCGCTACGGGCGCGCCTGATTGGCGACGCCACCATCTCGACGGCTGTCGGCGGCACGCGCGTTCACCCCACGATCCTGCCTCAGGGGACGAACGGGCCGACGGTGCCGGCAATCGTCTACAACGTCATTTCGGAAATCACCGACCATCACACGCAAGGCGCCTCAGGCCTGGTCATGGTGCGGATGCAGGTTGACGCCTACGCGGCCACGGCCGCAGCTGCCGACGCTCTGGCGCGCGCGATCAAGGATAGGATCGACGGCACGGCCGGCACATGGACCTACGGCACGGCGAGCCCGCCCGACAGCGTCAACGTTCAAGGCGTGTTCAGCGAGACGGCTCGCTCAGGGTATGAGCCCGATCACAAGCTGTTCGTCGCCGGCCGGGACTTCCGGATCTGGTTTGAGGAACGGTGAGCGTTTCAAAACTTAGCCTATCTGTTCCAAGTGCCCAAATCGGCTTAGACGCTGGCGTCAGGCTGTAACGAAACGCTGGAACGAAATATGAGCAGGAAAATCGGCTACGCGCGGGTCAGTTCTCTGTCGCAGAACCTGGAGCGCCAGATCGCTGCGCTCAGGGCTGAGGGATGCGACCGCATCTATAAGGAGAAGGTTTCGGGACGCTCGACGCGCAACAGGCCTCAGCTCGAAAAGGCGATCGACATGCTGGGCACGGGCGACGTGCTGGTGGTCGCTGAATGGGACCGCGCCACGCGTAGCATGATGGACGGCATCGCCATCATCGAACGCGTGCAGAACCGAGGTTGCCTAATCAAGGTGCTCGATAAGCCGCACCTCGACCTGACCAGCACCTTGGGTAAGGGCATCATGGCGTTTCTGTCTGCCATTGCTCAGGATGAGCGCGAGCGCATCGTAAAGCGCGCGGCAGAGGGCACGAGGATCGCACGCGCCAACGGCGTCAAGTTCGGGCGCAAGCGGGCGCTGAACGATCACCAGCAGACAGAGGCGCGGGCGCGCATCGCTGCCGGCGAGAGCACGCGCAAAGTCGCCAAGAGCTACAACGTCAGTCACGCCACGATATCGAGGCTTGGCGCCTGATGGGCATCAAGATCACCTTCAAGGTCGAGGGCCTGAAGGATTGCGAGGACGCGCTTAAGGAGTTGCCGCTCGCCACGTCGAAAAACGTGCTTCGGCGTGCGCTCAGGAAGGCAGCCGAGCCCGTCGCGAAATCTGCCGAGGGCCGCGTCGCGCGACGTACCGGGAATC